TCATGAAACAGTACAGAGTCCCTAAGCTCAAGATGACCATTGATAGTGCTGAGGGGGCTTTGCGTAACCAGTATTTCAAAGACTATGGTGAGCGCTGGCACCCAGTAGCCAAAAAGAAAAATCAGACTATGATTGATATGGTTATCAGTCTACTAGCTGAGGGGCGTTTCTACTATCTTGACATCCCTGCTAATAGGGTTTTCGTTGAAGAGCATAAGATGTACCGATATGATGACAAATCACTCAACACAGATGACCCCAAAGTCATCAAGGAAGATGACCACACGGTAGACGAGTTCAAGTATTTTGTCCTAGACAACGCTAGAGAGCTAAGACTAAAAGCCTAAAGGAGCTAACAATGGGAGTAGTACAGACTATCAAGAATTTTTTTACAAGGAGCAAGTATGTGATGACAGCACAGAACTTAACAAATATCACTGATCACCCTAAAATAGCAGTGTCATCCACAGAGTATGACCGCATTAGGGAAAATCTCACGTATTATGCAGGACATTATCCACAGATTGAATACACCGACAGTAACGGCAATCCTCAAAAGAGAGCTTTCAACCATCTACCTATTGGACGTACAGCAGCCAAGAAGATTGCAAGTTTAGTATTTAATGAGCAGGCTGAAATCAAGCTAGACGACAAGGACGCTAATAAATTCATTCAGAAACAGCTACAAGATGACCGATTTGTCAAGAACTTTGAGCGCTACCTGGAGAGTGGTTTGGCACTTGGTGGATTGGCCATGAGGCCATACGTCGATAGAGACAAGATAAGAGTCTCTTTCATTCAAGCGCCTGTCTTTTTGCCGTTGCAAAATAACACACAGGACGTCTCTAGCGCTGCTATTATCACTAAGACAATCAAGTCAGAGGGTAACAAGCAGAAGTTTTACACGCTGATTGAGTTGCACGAATGTGGCAAGGATGACAAGTACACTGTCACTAACGAGCTATACAAATCTGATAATAAGAACGTTGTAGGCTCTAGGGTGCCTCTCTCAGTTCTCTATGAGGATCTTGAGGAAGTGGTAGACTTGAATGGCTTGAGTCGTCCGCTCTTTACTTATCTGAAAACTCCAGGTATGAATAACAAGGATATTAACTCAGCTCTTGGGCTGTCTATCTTTGACAATGCTAAGACTACAATGGACTTTCTTAATACAACCTATGACGAGTTCATGTGGGAAATTAAGATGGGTCAGCGCAGAGTGGCCGTCCCTAGTCAAATGATTAAGGTTGAGTACAATCAAGATGGCGAGAACGTCACAGTCAAGCGTGAATTTGAGGCAGGGCGTAACGTCTATGAACAAATTGACTCAGGGGATATGGATAAGGGTGTAGGCATTACAGACCTTACAACGCCTATCAGGTCAGATGACTATATCAAAGCCATCAATAAGATCCTGGCGATTTTTGAAATGCAGATAGGAGTATCTTCTGGCACGTTCACATTTGATGGCAAGAGCTTGAAAACAGCTACTGAGGTTGTTTCAGAGAACTCTGACACTTATCAGATGAGAAATAGTATTGTCAGCCTAGTAGAGCAGTCACTGAAAGAGCTCATTATCTCAATGTTAGAGCTAGGCAAAGCCTACGGGCTCTATAAGGGAAACATCCCTGACATGGAGAAAATCAGCATTAACCTTGATGATGGAGTCTTTACAGACCGAAATGCCGAGCTTGACTATTGGGTTAAGGTTGTAAATGCTGGTTTTGCTACGGATGTTATGGCCATTGAAAAGGTTTTGAATGTTACGCCTGAAAAAGCTAAACAAATCAAAGCTGAAATCAGTGGCAATGCTATTGATGAGGCGAGTGGAGAGCGCAGTCTTGAAGATGTAGGAGTGTATGGAGAGTAGCATGAAAAAACTGTTTAGGTTTATTTTGCCACCACTCAACCCAGCCAAGTTATTTATTAAACCACCAAGCAGGTTTTTGAGGTGGGTATGGTATGACTAAGAAGAAACCAATCAAGCTAAATGATGAGCAGCTAATGCTTGACGCTAGTAACGTTGCAGACATCTATCATCAGCTAACTCTTGACCTTTTTGACCAGGTTATAGACCGTATCAAAGAGCGTGGTTCTGCTAGCCTTGAGGAAAACCCTTATATTTGGCAGTTGGAGAAAATGAATGAGATGGGGCTACTCAATGAGGATAATGTCAAGCTCATTTCTGATCGTTCAGGCATTGCTGAGGAGCAACTTAGACATGTTATCCAAAATGAGGGCTATAAGGTCTATAAAGACACTAAACAACAGCTTTTAGAGGCGATTGGTGGAGGCTCCTTTGCTGGTAACTCGCTCATTCAGACCAATCTAGCAGCTTATGTCAATCAAGCTATGGGTGATATAGACAACCTCATCAATACCACTCTACCAATGAGTGTCAGAAAGGTTTATCAGTCCATAGTCCAGGAGAGCGTGGCTAAGGTTGTCACAGGACTCACTACATCAGACAAAGCTATCTCTGATACAGTCATGAAATGGGCTGAAAAAGGCTTTTACGGATTTACTGATAGCCAAGGAAAGCACTGGAAAGCCGACACATACGCTAGGCAAGTCATCAAATCGACGGCTTGGCGTGTCTATCGTGAGGTCAGAATGGCTCCAGCTGAGGAGTTGGGGATAGATACCTTTTACTATCACAAAAAGGCCACAGCAAGAGAGATGTGCGCTCCTTTGCAGCACCAGATAGTAACTACTGGAGTTGCTAGAGAAGTAAATGGAGAGCGTGTCCTAGCTTTAGCTGATTACGGCTACGGCCATCCTGCTGGCTGTCAGGGGATAAATTGCACTCATGAGATGACACCATACATCCCAGGGGTCAATTATAAGCGTGATTTGCCTGACTATTTGAAAGACTTAACGCCTGAGCAGGCTATAGAGAATGCAAACGTACAGGCCAAACAGAGAGCCCTGGAGCGTTCTATCAGACGGTCCAAGGAATTTCTCCACGTTGCAGAGAAACTAGGAGACGGCGAGCTGATAGACAAGTATAAGAGCAAGGTTAGGATCCAACAGGGAGCCATGAGAGACTATCTCAAACAGCACCCTTTCCTACATCGTGATTATGCTAGAGAGAAATACTATGATGACCCTTATACCAAAGCCAAAAAAGAGGTTAAGCTTAGAGAAGAACAAAAGAAAGCTAGAGAGTTTGCTACTAAGCGTGCAGAACTTGAAAAAGCTGTGAAAAATGGTAAAATAGTAAGTGTATCAGGGGTTACAGTAGGGCATACGCCTCCAGGAAAGGCTGGAGAGCCAAATAGTGTAGTCCAACACAACGCAACGAATGGAGATGTACTTGGCAGAACCTATTACGATGATAGGGGCTACAAAGTAAAAGATATACATTTCACTAATCATAAGCAACCAGATAAACATCCTTACGGGAAAAAAGGTGAGCATGTTCATGACTATGTGTTTGATGATGACGGCAAGTTTGTCAGTAGAACAACAAGAGAACTAACAAGCAACGAAAGAGAGGAGAACCTAGATATATTATGGCGATACTAGATGATTTACAAGCGTTATATGATAACGGTTGGGACGCCTCTTTTGTCTACAAAGGACAAGATTGTGCTATCTTACCCAATTCTGCAACGGACATTCAGGTCTCTATAGGAGCTCAAACATATGTAGTGTCCTCTTTTGATGACTTAGTGAACTTAGATATTGACGGTCAAAAATTGTCAAACATCATGTCTAAAACAGAAGTACAATACTATTAGCGCTTAGAACAATCTAGGCGCTTTTTTCATGCAATAAATTGCTATAAACCACTATAAACCTATGGAAATCCATCAGGTTTTTTATTTTGCCCTGGAGCATGGCGTAAAACTGTCTTAATTTGTCCATGTGACGTAAAAAAGGAGGAGTTAAGACATGAGTCTTAAACGTGAAATGTTAGTCGAGGCAGGTATCGAGGACAAGGCTGTCATTGACAATATTATGCAAGCGTACGGTGCAGGTATTGAAAATGCCAAGTCACAAGCTAAGTCGGAACTGCAAGCCGAAAACGAAACATTAAAACAACAGCTTGAGCAACAGACCCAAGCTATCAATGATTTACAGGCCAAAGAGGGAGCTAGTGCTGAGAGCAAACAACAGCTTGAAGACCTAAAAGCCCAATTTGAGCAGTACAAGCTAGATAGTGAGGCAAACCTTGCTCAGATCACTAAAACAAACGCTGTAGCCCTTGCTTTGAAAGACGTAGGAGCTCACAACTCAGAGGATTTGATGAAATTCATTGACCTAGGCAAGATTGAGCTAGGGGAAGATGGAAAACCTCAATTAGAGGACACAATCAACTCACTCAGAGAGTCGAGTCCTTACCTATTCCAAGCTGAGGACAAGCAGCCTAACCCTAATATCTCTGTGCATGGAAATCCACCAGCAGAAACTGGATACGATCATCTAAGCGCAGAGGACAAAGCCCTATTTGAAGGCTTTGATAGCGTATAAAACCAAAAATAAAGAAAAGAGGAATATTACACATGGTAGTAAATTACGCAGCTAAATTCGCTGAAAAAGTAGATGAGCGCTTTGCTAAAGAGGCCCTATCTACTGGTATTGTTAATCAAGATTTTGATTTTCTTGGAGTTGACACAGTCAAGGTCTACTCTATCCCAACATCAGGAATGAATGACTACAAGACAAATGGGCAAAACCGTTACGGTGACGCTGAGGAACTTGGAAATACAGTTCAAACTATGACAATGAAGAAAGATCGCTCTTTCACATTCACGATTGACAAGAAATCTGAACAGGACACAAATGGTGTTATGGAGGCTGGAAAAGCCCTTGCACGTCAGTTGTCAGAAGTCATTATCCCAGAAGTAGACACTTACCGTTTTGCAACAATCGTAGCTGGTGCAGCACCTGAACACATTGCAACAGCAGCTGTGACTAAAGAGAATGCTTATGAGGCTGTCCTTGATGGTCAGGTTAAGCTCACTGACGCTCTTGTCCCAACAGCTGGCCGTGTCTTGCATGTGTCACCTAAGTTCTACAAACTTATCAAACTTGACCCAACATTTGTGAAAAACTCTGACCTTGGCCAAGAGATCACTATCAAAGGTCAAGTAGGTATGATTGACGGCTTGCCAGTAGTTTTGACACCTACATCACGCTTGCCACAAAAAGTAGAGTTTATTGTCGCTCACCCTGTGGCTACTCCATCTCCTATTAAGTTGGAAGACTACAAGATCCACGACAATCCACCAGGAATTAACGGCAAGCTCGTTGAGGGCCGTATCCGTTACGACGCTTTCGTTCTTGACAACAAGAAAAAAGCTATCTACGTTCACAAATCAGCATAAGGAGGCTAGCTAATGGCTAAGAAGAAAGAAGAAACCACAGAGGAAGTTGTGGAAAACCAAGAAGTAACAGAGGAAGTTGTCAAAAAATCTGTTACTTTGACAAAAGACGGGGTTTCTTTTACCCTGTCTGACCCGATCATGATTTCAGCATTTGAAAATCAAGGATACAAAGTGGAGGAATAAAGTAAATGGCTAAATTTAAAGCGACATCAAACGTTGTCTTTATTGTTGACGGCAAAGAGCAAAGCTATGACAAGGATGTAGAGTATGACATGGATGTCAAGACAGCTGAGGCGCTCAACGCTAAAGGTGAAATTACACACCCTGAGCTTAGCCCGTTCTTTGAACGTACTGACAAGGAAGAAAAAGCAGCAAAGGCGGATAAATAACACCGCTTTTTTAATTGGAGGTGGTTACTATCGCTTATTTAACACAAGATGAATTTAATGATTTAGGATTTGATGAAGTTGAGGAATTTGAAAAACTACTACAGAGGGCAGAGATTGCTATCAACCTCTTTCTTAACAATTTCTACAGCTTTGTAGATTTTGAAAAAGAAATTGAACACAGAAAACAAGCTGTCAAGCTGGCTACGGCTTTCCAGGTGGCATATTTGGACGCTAGTGGGATCATTACGGCTGATGATAAACAATCAGTCTCTACTGTGATTTTAGGGCGTACTCATATCACCTACAAGAATAGCTCTAGCCAGTCTTTGGAAAGTGCTAGGTATAACTTATCACTTGACGCCCTAAATACTCTGAAATCGGCAGGATTTGGCTTTAGGGGGGTAGGTTATGACAGACATTGATAAACGGTTATTGATTGATACTGTGACCATTCAGAAGACCACAGGAGAAAAAGACGGATGGGGTAAAGAAGTATTTGAGAGCCCAGTGACCCTTAGAACTGTTAGGTTTGACAGACAGTATCAAGTGCAAGGCACGAAGAACAACCGCAAGGAGTCCAAGCCTAGTACGTTATTTGTGTACCCTAAATATTGCCCAATCGTCTTAGACAAGACCTTTGAAAATGCCATAATCAACGACGGAGAACGTGACTACAGAGTGACCTCTGTGGTTCCTGTCAGTTATCCACATAAACAAAAGGTATTTTGTTACGAAGTGGAGTGTATCTGATGGGAACAGGCGTATCTGTCAAGGTTGATTTAAAGGGGGTTGAGAAAAAGGTATCCCCAACGGCATTAGCAAAAGGGAAGTTAGCAATAGCTAATCAGATGTTGATTGACTTTACTCCCTTTGTGCCACGCAAAAGTGGTGAACTTAGTGGAAGTGGCCAAGCGACAAAAGACGGAGTTAAATATCCTGGACCTTATGCAAGAGCTCAATTTTACGGCTCAAGCTACAACAAGGTTAGGACCTTTGTCTTTAAGAAGTACACTACACCAGGAACTGGTAAGCGCTGGGACTTAAAAGCTGAGGCTCTACATTCTAGTGAGTGGGGGAAAGTCGGACTAAGAGCAATGGGAGTAAAAGCATGAATAACAATGATTTTTCAGAAGTCCTCAGAGATTTCATCAACACGCTAAACCTCTCTCTGATTTGTAGACTTGACTATTTGTCAGAGAAAGAGGATTTAGTCCTATATCCTTTACCAGGTGGGAAGATTTTAAAAGAGTACATGAACGGCAAGCAAGACATTAGTCTTGTCTTTGAGGTGGCAATCAAAACGACTGATCACCAAAAAACAAGCTCTATTTTGTGGGCCATCAATCATGCTCTTGCTGATTTTAATCTGGATCTACCTAGCAAAAATAATTCATATCAATTCAGAGGCCTTGAAGTATCACAGCCATTCCTAAATGACCGTGATGAGCAAGGCTTTTATATTTACATGTTAGATGTAACGGCAAAATTAGAAACAAATGGAGGGAACTAAATGCCAAAAATGAAAAACGCCAAGCGCAAACACTTTCTTGCGCCATGGTTACCAACAGCACCAGCCACTGAGCCAAGCAATGACGCCTGGAAATGGCTTGCGGACGGAGTAACAACCGCCGAGGCTGAGAACGACGAGGAGACAGATGACATTGCATACTACAATGGCGATGGCACCAAGAAAACGGTAGTAACATCTGTCAAAAACGGATACAGCTTTGAGGGAGACTACATCAAAGAGGACGAGGCTCAGGCCATCGTCGCAGGTATGCGCTTTAAAACTGGAGATGACCGTAATGTCTGGCTTAAAGTAGTAGAGTCTGATGGCAAAACTCAATACGTCGGAGTCGCTACTGTCTCAGGTATCAAAATCGGAGGCGGAGAGGCCTCTGAGTATGAGGGCTTTGAGGCAACTATTAGCTGGAATGCAGCACCTAAACAGTCTGCCGTAGTCGGTTAATGATTTGATCTAGGGGAGTGAACAGGCTCCCCTTTTTATTTTTGACTTAAAAATTAGTAGGAGAAAAAACAAATGGTAGTAATTAAAAAACGTGATAATGTCATCCCTGTTGACTTTGGAGAGTTCAAACTTGAATTTGTAGCCAATGACAAAAACATCCAAAAAATGGAAAAACTTGGCACAATCCTTAAAATTGAGGGCGAAAAACTAGCTAAGACAGAAGACAGTAAGGCCTTTGAAACGGTACAAGACTTAGTCAAAGACTCTTGGACAGAGCTGTTTGACAAAGAGGCGTTTGACAAGGTTTACTCATTCTCTAATGAGTCTACAGTGGACACAATGGCCTACTTACTTGAGACAATCACTGGAGTCATCTCAGAATGGGAGAAACGTAACAACACAGACGCTCTCAAAAAATATCTAGGTGACTGACATGCTGGACCTATCAAGGAAATTGACAGATGAGTTAATCCTTGGTGATGATGTGTATCCAATGAATATCGCTTTTAACAAGGTCTTGAAAGTGGTGGAGCTGATCAATGATGATGACATTGATGAGCTTTACAAGCCTTTCCTGGCTATTCAAATCTTGACTGGTGTAGATTTTACTCAGGCTTTGACGCCTGAACAAGCTACAGCAATCTTTAAGATGATTTTTGAGGAGCATATCAGAATTATTCCAGCTAAAAACACAGCACCAGTGCTAGACCTAGCAGGAAACCCAATCAAAAGCAAAATACGCTCCAAGAGCCAATCTGAGGGAGGAGATCGTCTCTTTAGCTTGAAGTACGACGCTGAGTATATTTACTCATCATTTCTCCAAGCTTATGGGATTGACCTCATAGATGCTCAGAATAGCCTGCACTGGAAGAAGTTCAACGCTTTACTAAACGGCCTGCCTAGTGATACTAAATTTGCTGAGGTGCTGAAAATACGCTCTTACAAGCCCCAAAAGGGGGACAGTAAGCAGTACAAGGAGAACATGAAGAAACTCAAAAAAGAGTATGCTCTACCTGATGAATTTGACTACTAATTTTAGAAAGGAGGTACACAATGGCAGATGGTTCAGTTACTATCAAGGTTGATATGGATGGCTCTAATGCTCAATCAGGTATTAGCAAGCTCAAGTCGCTTTTTGGAGGCCTTGAGAGTGCAGGACAAAAAGTAGGGTCAGTATTCAAGTCAGTCCTTGGTGCCAATTTGATTGGCTCAGCCCTTACCACAGGAATTGGGACTATAACAAGTGGGATCCGTGAAATGGCCTCAGAGCTCAACAGCTCACAGAAAGCTTGGAAAACATTTGAGGGAAACCTCCAAGCATTTGGACGATCAGCTGAGGAAATCAAGAAAGCAAAGGAAGAAATGCAAGACTTTGCGACAAAGACCATCTACTCAGCCTCTGACATGGCTAGTACCTACTCACAGCTTGACGCTGTTGGTACAAAAAATGTAGGCAGTCTAGTTAAGGCCTTTGGTGGACTTGCAGCCTCTGCTGAAAACCCAGCTCAAGCCATGAAATCACTGTCAACTCAGGCAACACAGATGGCAAGTAAGCCTAAAATCGCCTGGATGGACTTTAAGATTATGATGGAGCAAGCTCCAGCTGGTATGGCTGCAGTCGCAAAAGAGATGGGAATGTCTACGGCTGATCTTGTAAAAGCTGTCCAAGATGGGAAAGTTAAAACTGAGGATTTCTTTGACGCTCTAAACCGTGCAGGGAACTCAGACGCTTTCCAAAAGATGGCAACAGAGTTCAAAACTGTAGACCAAGCCATAGATGGAGCAAAGGAAAGTCTCTCTAATAAACTCATGCCAACCTTTGAGAAACTTAATCAATTTGGTATAAAGGCAGTCAATGCAGTTTCAGACGCTTTAGAAAAAATCAATTTTGATAGTTTGGCAGACAAATTAGGAGGATTTTTAGAAAGTATCAACATTGATGGCATTATTTCAAATGTCAGCACATCAATCTCTAATTTTGTTGGTAAAATTAAAACTTTCTGGCAAGCATTCTCAAACACTGGGGCAGTTAGTGCTTTTACTAGCGCCATTAAGAGTGTTGCTGGGGCTCTAAAAAATGTCTGGGATAGTTTAACTACATCAGAGGTCTTGTCAACTCTAGGAAGTGTATTAGGCAATATTGTCAAATGGCTTTCACAGGCTGCTACAGTAGCTAGTAACTTTATCAGCTCATTACCTACTGGAGTCATCCAAGCAATCACTGTAGGATTGGTTGGATTGGTTGCAGGATTTAAAGGTTTTAATTTCTTAAAATCATTCAATCCGTTTGGGCTATTTAAGAGTAAAGCTACAGAGGCTGTGGATGGCGCCACTAATAGTGTAAAGAGGTCTAAAAGTACCATATCTCAGCTTTTCAATGGATTGTCAAATGTTATCAAATCATTAGGGACATCTATTAAAACAGCAGCTGTAGGGATTGGACAAGGACTTAAAACAGCATTATCAGGTTTAGCGCCTGTCGTTCGTGCATTTGGTGCAGCGCTGAAAACAGCAGGTGTAGCAAATATCTTGGCTTTTGGTGGCGCCATAGCCATTGCAGCTGTAGGGATTGGGGCAGGTGTAGCTATTATTGCTGCAGGCTTGACGCTTTTAGCCACTCAAAGTCAGGGTATAGTTGCAATCTTGCAAGCTGTCAGTGATGTGGTGGTTAGCGTAGGTACAGCCATAGGTACTATCCTAAATATGGCTATACAAGGATTAGCTCAAGCTCTAGTAATCGTAGCACCTGTGCTACCTACCATAGCCTCAGCATTTGCTATGTTATCACCACTCATTTTAGCTGCTGGAGTAGCAATTAGCTCCATTATTAGCTCCTTTAGTGGACTAGCCCCTGTTATTACAGCACTAGGAACGGCTATCAGTGAGATTATAACAGCTATCAGCTCAGGAATTGCTGAAATTGCAACAGCCGTGACACCTATTGTTGAAATCATTTCAAATGCTTTCGTTCAAGTTGTGACAGTTGTATCTGGAGCGATTGTGCAAATCGTTGAGGCTTTAGCTCCATTCATGCCAGCTATTTCTGAAATGGTTCAGGCGTTAGCTCCTGTACTACAGTCTTTGGTTGAAGCATTTAACAATCTGATTAGTCAAGTAAGCCCAATTATTGACAGCTTGACTAACTTGCTCAAAACATTTGGAGAGCAGGTCAGCTCAATCTTAGAGAGCGCTGGTAGCGTAGTTGAGTCATTCGGTTCAGCTATTCGCAATGTGCTTGACGGTGTTGCTGGTATTTTTGACAGTATTGGTAATGCTGCTAAAAATGCAGGAATAGGCGTGAAATTGATGGCTGAGGGTATTGCAATGCTTGTAGGGCTCAATTTAGCTGACCTTGCAGGGACTTTGACAGTTGTATCTGTCGGACTTGCTGCTATCGCTAACTCAGGTATCGCTACGGCTGATCCTGGATTGCAACAAGCAGGAACTGGATTGATGTTGATTGCTACATCTGCTCAACTTGCAAGCGTAGCTATGCAGTCACTACCTACAGCTCTGTCATCGCTAAGTACAAGCCTCAGTACACTACCTGAAACAATGACAATGGCAGGTACGGCTATGAGCAACTTTGCTACATCAGTTATGAGTTCATTTGCGAGCCTTGGGGGCTCTGTGGCAAGCGTTACGGCTCTACAAGTAGGATTGATGTCTCTAGCTAATGCAATGATGATGGCTCAAAGTGGAGCCTCTATGATGGCCTCTACATTGTCGATGATTAACTCATCAGCTACATCAGCCTCATCAGCTATGTCTCAACTCGCCTCAAGTATCAGCTCAGCAATGACCCAGGCTCTATCATCTGTGCAAGCAAGCATGATGATGATGGTCACAGTGGTCATGCAATCAGCAACTCAGATGACACAAGCTGGCCAACAAGCAGGGCGTGGGGTTTCTAACGGAGTTACTAACGGTATCCGTTCAGGGATTGGCACGGCAACGGCTGCAATGTCAGCCATGTTAAACTCAATCCGCTCTACAGCTATGTCAGGGGTAAGCTCTATGCGATACGCAGGGAGCATGATCGGCCAAGGTTTGGCGCAAGGTATGTACTCAGCACTTGGGGCTGTCACTGCGGCAGCTAATGCGCTTGTCGCTCAAGCTGAGAGAGCAGCGCAAGCTAAGGCTAAGATCCATAGTCCGTCACGACTATTTAGAGACAATGTAGGTAGATACATTGCTCAAGGTATTGCCGTAGGTATTGAACAGAATAGCTCTGATGTGGTTGATAGTCTGGCATACGTTCAGAAAGAGATGTCAGCGTTCAAATTTGGCGCTGAGGACTTGCTAGGTTTAGGAAAACATACTGTATCTAGTCAGTTTAGACTCAAATCACTCACAGAACGAGCAGAAACAAGCCAAATCGAGGTTATTCGTGACCAGGCTGACAAAGTCCTAACCAGAGCTCTTGAAGTGGCTGAGGAGGCTGTCAAGCGCCCTGTGAACATGGTACTAGATGACGGTACTCTGGTTGCTAAAATCGGAGACCCAATGACTAACTATCAAAACGATAAGTTAATGATTGATAACATGATGAGAGGTATTATCTAATGAATAATGACACAATCACAATCAATGGATTTGACCTCTCTGAGGTTATTGACATTATAGACATCATCCGTCCAGTAGGAAATGAGCGCCACGTTGTCACAAATGACGCTCCACTTGTCGGAGTTAATCTCCAAGAAGTGCGAACAGGCGCCAAAACCATCAAAGTCAAGTTTGCTATGCAATATGGCAACGGCATGACACTTGAAACGGCTAAGCACAAACTAGCTGGCATTTTTAACACCTCAGAGGCTGTCAAGATCGTCATTTCAGACGAGCCTGACAAGTACTACATGGGCCTAGTATCTGGCTCTGTGGACATGGACAACATTACTAGATGGTTTCAAAAGGGCAGTTTTGACCTGATTATCCCTGACGGAGTAGCTCACGGCTCAACCTATAAGCGCTTTGATAACGGACAAGAGCAACCTGACAAGGTTGTTTTTAATTTGGTCAATAATGGCAACGTCCCAGCTTTTCCTGTCGTTACGGTTAAGAATAACACCGAGAACGGCTATATTGGTCTAGTTAATGCTAGTGGAGCTCTTGAAATTGGAGACCGTGAAGAAACTGACACAGGTATAGTCAAGCGCTCTGAGGTCTTGCTTGATTTCAGAGGCGATAGGATTTCAGAGGCTTTTGCGAGAGGTTCAAAAAATAGACCTGTCACTAATGACAATGGCGAGACTTTCACAGGTACCTCAGAGGTTTCTACCCTTTGGGATAGGAAACACATCAAACTCAGAGACCAAACTGTAGCTGGAAAATATGGGAATTATGCTACATCGCTATCATGGGACATCCCTACAGATAGCGCTGGTGGTGTAGGCTCACTTGATGACTATATCACAGGCAGACAGATTTTTGTATCAGATGGAGCCAATCAGTATGGTTTCATCAAGATTACAGTTTCTGACACTAGTGGACAGTTTTTGTATGGGGTTGAAACGTTCAAACGCTCAAAAGGGCAAGATTGTGAGTTTAATGTCTTTGGATCAGATGGAAAAGGTAAGTATAATTTCTTGAAAAATTGGACTTTCACAGGTACCTCTGACAGTGCATTAAACCCATTTACAAAGAACAAAGGGCAGTTTGAACTCAAACGGAATGACGCTAGAGTCCAGGTCTACTACAGAGGCTATCAATACAGCTTTATCATCCCTGAGATTAAGGGTAGAAAATCAGCTAAAATCCATGTGACTTTAGGGGCGTTTCATGACAAGCCTATGCTTGCTCACATGTATCTTGATGAGTTGATGTATCGTAAGGATTTTGTGCCATCAATCGGAGATGTGCCTAACCGCTATCCAATCGGTTCAAACATTGTACTTAATAGTGAGAATGACACAGTCACAGTAGATGGTATTGAGAAGATTGTGGACATTGTCCAAGGCTCAAAATTTTTGAGTATCCCCCCTGGAAAAAATCAGCTAGAGGTCTATTGCTCAAGTTGGGTCAAGACTAAGCCTACAGTCACAGTAGAATTTAAAGAAAGGTATCTATAAGCAATGTTACTGACAATACATGACTCAAGTTTGCGAAAAGTTGCATTTGTGGACAATGAAAAACAAGATACATTGAACTATTTCAATGATAGCTGGACAAGATACCTTGAGACAGGGTCTAGTATCTTTGATTTTACTGTGTTTAAAAAGGCTATTATCTCAGATACAGGTCAGAAAAGAGCCTATAATGCTCTCAATGAAAAGGCTTTTGTATCGTTTCAGTACAAGGGAAAGACTTACCTACATACCATCCGAAAAATTGAGGAAAATGAAAAAGTCATCAAGTGTCATGGTATCAACCTAAACCTTGAGCTAATCAATGAGTACTCTATCCCTTACAAGTCTCCTAAAGCCATGACTTTCAAGGAATTTTGTGAGGCGATGGACTTACTCAACTATACTTTCTTAAAAATCGGTATCAATGAGGTATCAGACAAGAAGATTTCTGCTGAGTGGGAGGGTACAGATACCAAACTCAACAGACTCCTAAGCCTAGCTAAGAAGTTTGACGCTGAAATCGAGTTTGACACACGCCTCAACGCTGACAGCTCTATCAAGTCATTTACAGTCAATGTGTATCATGAACACGATGACAACCATCAAGGGGTAGGACAAGTCAGTCCAAAGGTCTTAGAGTACGGTAAGAACCTCAAGACAATCACTAGGACGATTGACAAGACAGGTATCTATAACACAATAGTACCTACTGGTAAGGATGATCAAGGAAACATTGTAGATATTCGAGGTCTTGGAGCTTGGTCAGTCAACAATGCAAAGGGCGAGCGTGAGTTTTATCAGTCAGGGGCTGCACTATATGCCCCTCTTTCAATGCAGATGTATCCGTCTACTTTCACTCATGCTACTGGAGAGCTTGACCAATGGACAAGAAAAGACATAACGGTTGAGAGTAAAAATCCTGAGACCATCCGCTCCATCGCCTACCGTGAGCTCAAAAAGAACTGTTATCCAGCAGTCACTTACGAGGCTGAGGGCTTTGCAGATCTTGAAATAGGAGACACAGTAAAAGTCTATGATGACGGCTTTAGCCCTACTCTCTTGCTTGAGATGAGGGTGTCTGAGCAAGTCATCAGTTTTACCAATCCGAAGAATAACAAGACCACTTTCTCAAACGCAAAAGCGCTTGAGAATAGACTATCTCAAGGTATTCAACAACAGTTAGACAGGATGATTGAGGAGGCTAAACCTTACACAATCAAACTTGCTACTGATAACGGTGTAGCCTTTAAAAACGGCCAAGGTCAGACGATTGTGACTCCTACCTTAATGCGAGGTAACAAGGTCATCAATAGCGGATGGCGTTGGACTGTGGGTGATGTCATTAAGTCTACAAGTGCTAGATACATTGTGAGAGCCTCTGATATTGACCAAAAAATGGTCTTGACCGTTTCAGCATGGATTGATAACCAAGAGGTAGCCTCTGAGCAGCTGACTCTTATCAATGCGCTTGATGGTTTAAGAGGTGCACCTGGTGCTCCAGGTACTCCTGGCCCCAAAGGTGATAAAGGAGACCCTGGCCCTAAAGGAGACAAAGGGGCTATTGATGAGACTCAGCTAAAAGAAATCAAGGATAGTATTGACTCTAAAGCTGACCAAGGCTTGACTCAAGAACAACTAAATGCGCTAAATGAAAAAGCTGGGCTTATTCAAGCTGAGCTAGAGGCCAAAGCAAGTGCTGACACGCTTGATAACTGGATAAGCGCCTATCAGGACTTTGTCAAGTCTAACGAGGAGGCAAGGGCACAGGCTGAAACAGATTTAATTTCAGCTAGTCAGCGTGTGTCAAACATTGCCAAAGATCTTGGAGAGTTATCTGACCGCTGGAATTTCATTGACAGCTACATGAGCTCATCAAATGAGGGCTTAGTCATCGGTAAGAATGATGGTTCATCTAGTATGCTATTCAGTCCAAACGGACGGATTTCAATGTATTCAGCAGGGATTGAGGTTATGTACATCAGTCAAGGTGTCATCCACATTGAAAACGGGATTTTCTCTAAAACTATCCAAATTGGACGTTTTAGAGAAGAGCAGTATCATCTTAACCCTGATATGAATGTCATCCGCTATGTAGGTTAAAAGGAGGAAATATGGCAAAATTTAGTAATTCAAGTGGAAGCTTGTATCTTAATCTGTATGTAGATCAAGGATCTCAGAGTATCACGGCTAACACCTCAACTGTCAACTGGCGGATAACAGTAAGCCGTACAGGCGCCTATTACACTCATAACCATCAAGGAGACAGTACGTTGTCTCTCAATTTAGATGGTCGTAATGTGCATTACAGCTATCCGACGTGGGAGACATCAGGCGAGGAGTACACGCTGGCTAGTGGTTCAAGTACAATCAGCCACAATGCGGATGGGACTAAAAAACTCCCTATTTCTTGTACGTTCAATCCTAACAATGGCCTACATGGGACTATCACAGTGTCAGCTAGTCTCAGCCTGACAACTATACCACGCTCTAGCTCTGTAAGCGTGAGCGCTGGAGTTATTGGTAGTTCAGTTACTATCAACATCAACCGTCAAAGCTCAAGTTTTAAGCACACAGTGCGCTATGCCTGGGCTGGCAAGAATGGAACGATTGCAACGAATGTAGACACATCTACTAGCTGGACAATACCTGTGGATTTTGCAAACGACATCCCGAACTCAGCAAGTGGGACGGGGACAATCTTTGTCGATACCTACTCAGGCTCTACCAAGACTGGAACACAGTCAACAACATTCACGGCAAGCGTCCCAGGTAATATCAAGCCTACTTTCAGCGGTGTCACATTGTCGGACCTAAATGGTGCTGCTCAGAACCTTATCCCAAACGGAAACACGTTCATTCAGGTCATCTCTAACATCAAAGTAGCGTTTAATGGTGCAGTCGGTTCTTATGGCTCATCTATTACTGGATACTATGCTGAAATAATCGGCAAAAACCAGTCCACAAGTTCAAACGGTGGGAGCCTTGGTATTATGAACTATCACGGCACCATCAAAATCAGAGCTAGTGTATCTGATAGCCGTGGACGCTGGTCAGACTCTAGAGAGGTATCTGTCACAGTGCTTGAGTATTTTGCTCCTGCTCTTAGCTTTAGCATAGCCAGAACAGGCTCAACCTCTAGCACGTTGACGGCCACACGAAATGCCAAGATCGCCCCTCTGGCTGTCTCAGGTAGTCAAAAAAATACAATGACCCTGACATTCAAGGTTGCAAGACTTGGGACTACTAACTTTCAAGCAGACACAGGACCAGCCACTGGATCCTGGACAAGTATCTCAAATCTAGTCAATTCACAGGCTAATCTTGCTGGTAATTATCTAGCTAATCAGTCGTGGGTTGTAATCGGAACGCTTGAGGACAAATTCACTCGTACTGATTTCATGGTCAACGTGGCCACAGAAAGCGTGGTATTCTCCTATGATCGCTCAGGTGTCGGTGTCAACAAAATCCGTGAGCGTGGGGCTTTGGACGTCAAAGGAGACATCTACGCTAATGACCAGCCTATTCAGCAGCATCAACTGACTAATAATGATGGTAGCCTGTCAGGTAGCACTAGGCAATGGGATGATGTTTGGAACAAGCAAGGAACTGAACTTGGCTGGAGAAGTGCTAAGTATAGCGACAATCCACTATCTAAAATCGGTGAGTGGGGACTATTTCAAAACTATTGGCTTGACAGTTGGAAAGGCGTGCAATTTTTCACAGGGCTGAAATCAAATAGATTTTTCTTTAGGACTTACAACAACAATACTGAGTGGAACCCGTCACAGTGGAAAGAAGTTGCTACAAAAGACGATATTCAGAGTCACACTCAGAGCACAGCATGGCAAAATCTACCACTAAGAAATGGATGGACACACCACAACCTATACAATAATGTGCAATTTTCAAAAACATTTGATAACGTGGTTTATCTTAGAGGCTCAGCAAATAAAGGTCAGATAACCAATGAAACAGTTATCGGAGTATTGCCGGAGGGCTTTAGACCAAAACAGACACTTTTTGTCCAAGCGTTAAATAATAGTTTTGCAGTTGCTACTCTAGGTTTGTACTCAAACGGAGAAATAGTTGTAAAAGCTAACGTAGATAATACATGGCTAAATTTTGACAGTATTTCATTTAAAATTTAAAAGCGTAAAAAAACCTACATTAAATAGAAGATAATAATTTCAAAAGGAGGAAATTTATATTTATGAAGTTAGAATATGGCACAAAATCTTTGGAGTATGATGGCAGCGGTGCGGTATCAGCAACCAAAGTAACACTAGTAAACTCAATGGGGGCGAATGTACCGGTATTCTTGCCGGCGGATAAAATCAACTTGTCAAACACAGAGCTTTTTGAATTAGCTCTTGAGTCGCTCTATGAGGAGAATTTCCCAAACCGAGCTGAAAACGAGAAATTCAGTAAGGTAGATGAGCAACTCAAGGAAAATAAAAAGATGGCAGCTAAAGTCGAACAAGCGACCACTGAGAACAAGGAAAACCTTGACTCAGTATCAGCTATCACTGAGGTCTTGATCGCCTTGGCAGTATCTCAAAATGGAGGTATGCCAACTCATACCTATAATAAGGTTGCTAGCTTTGTCAAGCCTCTAGTCAAGAGTACACGATACTCAAACGGCGACATCATCTCAGGCGCTTATCCATTTGACACTAATGCAAAATGGCCAAAAGGTACACAAACCATTTTCAAGTTTCAAATGCAAGCCACAGAGGGCTACACTTGGAAAGAGCAATCACTTGCTGATATGTTGCAGCAAGGTGTCTTGACCGTGGTCATGCCTCGTATTGATTAGATAGGGGGAGGTTATGACATGGGTTGATATATTTGAAAAAATAATAAATGCCTTGACAAACCCTACAACGATTGGGGCAGTTGTCGCTGGTTGGTTTGGGGTTCGGACAATAAAGGCTGGAAACTTGAACAAACAACAGTTTCACGAACTCAAAGACGAGCTAGGCACTATCCACTCATCAGTGAATGACATTCGAGAAGTTGGAGAGGATAACAACAGGAAAATAAGTGAGGTTAACGATAAGCTAGTAGTACATGATGAGGCTCATCTAGTCACAATGTATCTGAGATTAGAGAGAGACATGACTACGGCTATCAATCGTGGATATACCACGGTTCATGAGTCTGACATTATCCATAAGATGCACTCTAGCTACAAAAAACTAGGTGGCAATGGATACATTGATAGTCTGTATAGCAAATACAACATTTTAGAAGTGAGAGCCTACTAGGCTCTCTTTTTATTAGAAAGGAGGGCAAAAATTGAAAAAAGTCATCAGCAAAAAGATAGAGTTGACAAGCAACATCAGAGGGATTGATAAGCTCCAGCATGAGATCTACAGCAAAGATAAAGAGATAGCTGAGTTTCATTTCACGTTGAATGAGCTCACGGCTGAGAAAGTCATCTGTCTTTTTCACTTTAAAGGCACTAAGCGCTATAAAGAGGTTGAGGCTGTAACAGACGGCAATAGCTTTACAGTCAAGTTTGATAATTCTTTGATAATTGCAAGTGAGACAGTCGCAGGATACATCTATTTTGAGAAAGTTGAGAAATCTGCTGATGTGTATGCTTTCTCATTCAATGTCAAGATCTCTGAGATTGACAAGGCTACTCAGGCACCTGTCATGGAGTCAAAGACCAAGCGTGTCATAGATGTCAAGGATATTGTGACAAAGGATGAGCTTGAGAGCTTGCTGCCTAAAAACAACGCCCCTACCACAACCTATGATGACAGTGAGCTGAGAGCTGAGCTTGCAAGTAAGGCTAATCAGAGCGATGTAGCCCATATTTTGGACGATATCGAGGTTTTAAAGAACAAGCCAAGTGTGGACACTAGTAATCTAGTGACAAGGGATGAGTTAGATAGTAAAGGTTATCTCACGCAACATCAGAGCCTGGACGGATACGCTAAACGCTCAGAGCTACCTGACCCCTACAATGATACTGAACTCAAGAAACGAGTTGAGACGCTTGAGAATAAAAAAGAGATAGATGTCTCACAATTCGTGACTGAGGAGTCTCTCGCTGGCAAGGGATACCTTACTCAGCACCAAGATCTTGGAGAATACGCCAAAAAGTCAGAAATCCCTCAGCCGTACAATGATAGTGGAGTCAAGCAAAGACTTTCACTCATCGAGCAAAAAGAGCCTCAAAAGCTCAGCCTAAGTGGTAATACTGTCAGCTTATCAGGTGGGGGTGGGAGCATTGTCTTGCCAAGCGCTCCAGCTAATACAGGTGGACAAGTATCTGAGTATGAGATCCGTGGAACTGGCATGCCGAACGGACGGGTCAGTGCTCCTGTAGGTACTACTTATGTGGACACCGTTGCTACAAATAAGGCTTTAAAATGGATTAAACGCTTTGGGTCAGATAACCAGGGATGGGAGGTTATAGTAGGGGACACTGGGTGGATTAATCTTCCTATTGTTTCAAAACTTGGCAGCTCTTATCTGAAAGTACGCCGTGTAAATAATACCGTGATGTACCAATTCGGTGGGTTAAGCTGGGGCTGGTTTGGTGTTATTCGTAGAGGTGGCCCTGGATATAGCGTACAAGGAAGTGACAGAGAAAGAAACTGTTATATCTTAGGATTGAACGGAGTCCCTCAAGGGTTTAGGTCTGAGTCTAGTCTTATTGGCGGTATCTATAATGACAAAGGTATTCCTTACGGCACCTGGTACTTGGGAGGTGCTGGAGACAGTAACATGCTGAGGTTTCAGTTTGCTGATCCTGTCCCTACAGATAGGGACATCGGGGACATCCGTGTCAGCGTTATTTCTTACCTAACATCAGACCCATGGCCTGACCGCTTGCCGTAACTAACAACAATAAATAAATAAAAAAAGAGGAATTAAAAAATGAAAATTAACTGGAAATTACGCTTTAAGAACAAGGCGACTCTTGCTGCTATCGTTGCTACAGCAATCTTGCTAGCGCAACAACTAGGCTTTAAATTGCCTGACAACATCAATGATGTAGCTAATACAGCTCTTACATTGCTTGTTTTGGTTGGGGTCGTTTCTGACCCTACTACATCAGGATTGTCTGACAGTGCGCAAGCTCTGGACTACGATCAGCCAAAGAAAGGATAAGATAAGATATGTCAACTAAAGCAGAAGTATTACAATTTGCTCACAACCTAGCAAATAGTGGGATGGGCGTGGACAACGATGGTGCGTATGGTACGCAGTGCGCAGACTTGCCATGTTACATCATGCGCCAATTTTTCGATGTCAGCCTATACGGTAACGCCTATGACTTGCTAGCCTCAGCTGAAAGCCAAGGAGTAGATGTCCGTTATGATGTCGCTTATCCTGAGGCTGGCTGGATCTTCGTCAAGAGCTTTGTAGCTGGCGACGGTGTCAACTATGGCCATACAGGTCTTACTGTTGAAGATAGTGACGGCTTGACTGTCAAGACTATTGAGCAAAACATTGACGGAAACTGGGACTTTTTGGAAGTCGGTGGCCCTGCTCGTTATCATGAGCGAACAGTTGGGGAAATTGTTGGTTATATCGTACCTCCTTACGAGGACGGCGTAGATGACGTCTCAGAAGTTGAGACAGAGCCAACAACTGACGAGATTAGCCTTGAGGAAGAAAACGGTACATTTACAGTCGGTGAGGCTCATATCAATGTACGACGTGCTCCAAACCTAACAAGTGATGTCGTGGCAGTTTATGAACCAGGAGAGACCGTTCAATACGACTCTAAAGGTTCAGCTAATGGCTATCGTTGGATCAGTTTTGTAGGCGCCTCTGGCAACCGAAACTATATGGCTATCGGACAAACTGACGAGGCTGGTAACCGTATCACTCTATGGGGTACTGTAGACTAAATTTACTAGAAAGCAAAATTTAATTACACTAAAACCGCAGGCTTAGGCTTGCGGTTTTTTTGTTTGTCTAAATATGAGATGGGGAAAATCAATAATTTTAGTATCATTGATTGAAATGTTAGTGGTCCTTCTTATCATTAGCGTCCTACTCTTACTGTTTGTGCCAAATCTTACTAAGCAAAAGG